CTTATGACCCTGCTTCTAGTATCTCATCTACATATTCTTCTACCACAACATTATTAAACGTTGATACTGCATCTTTAGAACTTCAGGCTGCTTCTGGTTTCTATGGATATATCACTACTGGTATGAAGTTGATTGGTCAATCTAGTGGTGCTATCGCAACTGTGACTGCAATTAGATTGATTACAGATAAGGCAGGATCATTGATTGGATCTCTATTCTTACCTGATCCTACAATTCCTTCCGCACCTACATTCAATACTGGTACGAAGACATTTACATTATCTTCGAGTCCTACTAACTCTACTATCTCTGGATTCACAGATAGTTCTGGTGAAGCAAACTTCACATCATCTGGTACACTCCAGACTGTTGAGTCTTCTACTCTCAGAATGAGAAATGCAGATGTACAGAGAATCCCACAGTCTCAGGATAGAACTCTTACAGATACAAGTAGTAGAATTGTTATTGATAACACCTTTGCTAACAGATCTACTTCTCAGACTAGATGGGTTGACCCTCTTGCACAATCTTTTGAAGTTCCTGATGTCAATGGTGTATTCCTTACTAAGTGTGATGTTTACTTCCAAGCAAAGGATACAAACCAATTACCTGTTACTTTACAAGTAAGAACACTTCAAACTGGTTTACCCACCCAAGAAATCTTACCATTTGGTGAGTGTATTCTTGATCCTGATGAAGTTGTATTATCAGATGATGGATCTAAACCGACAACGTTTACCTTCCCTGCACCTGTGTATTGTGAAGGTGGAGGAGAGTTTGCACTTGTTCTTCTTTCCGCATCTAACGAATACTTCGTTTACATCTCTAGGATGGGTGAGGAAGATATTACAACACTCAATTCTGCTGACTCTGATAAAATTATTGTATCTCAACAACCTCTACTTGGATCATTGTTCAAGTCACAGAACGGTGCTACATGGGATCCAAGTCAGTTAGAAGATCTTAAGTTCAATCTATACAGAGCAAACTTTACTTCAAGTGCTGGTAGAGTTAACTTCTATAACCCAGATCTTGAAGTTGGAAACAGACAGATTGTTTCTCTTGCTCCTAACCCTATTGACATGCTTTCATACAATGCAGTTGTTGGTTTAGGAAAGAGTTTGACTGCAACAGAACAAGCTGGATTGACAGAGGGAACAACTATCTATCAACAGGCAAATCCAAACTTTAGTGCAAATCTGAATAAAATTCTTGGTGCAATCGGTGTTGGTAGTGATTTGACAATTACCAATGCTGGTAGTGGTTTTGCTGCAACATCTGTTGTTTACTCTAATGTACCTGTTAGTTCTCTATTTGGTAAGGGAACTGGTGCAACTGTCAACTTGACTGTATCGAATAGAGTTGCTACAGCTGCAACAGTTGCTATTGGTGGAACTGGATACTCTGCTGGAGATGTTCTTACTGTGTCTGCTACAAATACTGGTGGATTCGGAAAAGATCTGAGACTAACAATTCCAAATAACGTTGGTGTGATCAGTGCCTTCAACACTTTAGTTCTTAATAATATTCAAGGTGTTCCTAAAGTTGACTCTTCATCTTCTATCGTATATGTTGGTGGTAGTGGAACAAGTATCGTCAACGGTGGTTCTATCACATATCTCAACAATGTGACTGATGGATTACACTTTAGAGTGAGACATTCTAATCATGGTATGTACTCTCAAGAAGATACTGTAACATTGAGTGGTGTTGAGGCAGATGTAAAACCTGAGAAGTTAACAGCTTCTGTTGATTCAAGTAGTACAGAAGATATGACTGTCACTGCTGTTGGAATTTTCACATCATTTGAGAATATCCCAGTCAGTAGTTCTAACCCAGGCTACATTAAACTTGGAAACGAGATTATCAAATATACTGGTGTAACAACCACAACTTCAACTTTGAATAACATTACTAGATCTATTGATGATACTAAGGCTGGTGATTACAATGTAAATGATAAGATTTACAAGTATGAGTTGAATGGTGTTTCTCTCAGAAGAATCAACACATCTCATAGTTTCATTCCTACAGACAACGCTAAGTATCCTATTGATGTTGATCACTATTGGATCAAGGTTGGTGTCTCAAGTAGAGGTGTAGATAGAGCAACTGGAAATGCAAATGGATTCCCAGAACTATTCTTCAGAGAGAATAAGTCTGGTGGTAGTTATGATCAACAGTATGTACAAGTTGGTAATTCTTACGGACCTATGGCGACACAGAACATTGCGTTCAATATTGTCAGACCTAACGTTGCAACTCTCTTACCAGAGGGAACTGAGATCAATGCAAAGATTAGAACATTCACTGGTAACAGTCCTGATGGAAACTTGAAGGCATTTGTGGATCAAGGTTATGAGTCTGTATCTTTACAGAGTAACAACTACTTATCTACTCCTAGAATCGTTGCTTCTAAAGTAAATGAACTTGCAAAACTTACTGACTTCCCAGGCAGAAAGTCATTTACATTACAAACCAATCTAAGTACAGATGATCCTAAAGTCAGTCCTATGATTGACTTGGATAGAGTTAATATGATTACTATCATGGATAGACTCAACTCCAAGATCACTGATTATTCAACTGATAGAAGAGTCAATTCAATTAATAATGATCCTAGTGCTGCAGTTTACTTATCTAAAGTTGTAAATCTTGAGAAGTCTGCTGATGGATTGAAAGTGATGTTTGATGCTTACAGACACGCAACAAACGATATTCGAGTTCTTTACAGAATATTCAGAATTGATGCTCCACCACAGTATCAGTTGTTTGAACTATTCCCAGGCTTTGAAAACTTAGATTCTAATGGAAATGTAATTGATCAGGCAAAGAATAATGGTAAGGCTGACAGAAGAATCTTGGCATCTCAGACAGAAGATGATTACAAAGAGTATGAGTTCAATGTGAAGAATCTTCCACAGTTCAATGGATTCCAAATTAAAATTGTGATGTCAGGAACTAACTTTGCTTATGTTCCTAAGATCCGTGACCTAAGAGCAATCGCATCTATCTAATGAAAAAAGTCAAAGTGAAAGATAGTAATTCTCTTTATAGAGATGAAGAGAGTGGTGCAATATTAAATTGCAATGATTCTGCATACGATAGTTATCTCCAATTAAAGGAGAAAAAGTTAAAAGAAGTGGCTGAAATGGATAAACTAAAGGATGATGTTGATGAACTCAAAGATATGATGAAACTAATTTTAAGCAAATTAGATAAATAACTAAAATCCCCCTTTTGACAGATGACTGCAAGGAACATCAACTTAGTTTTAGATCAAGGTGTAGATTTTGAAGCTACTTTCACGATCAGAAACGAGAACGCATCTGCTTTGAATCTAACAGGTTACACTGGATCTGCTCAACTAAGAAAGCACCCTGAGGCATCTAAGTCTACTCCTTTTGTGGTAACTTTTCCAAATAGAGTAAACGGTCAAATCAAAGTTGCAATGGCATCCACCATTACTGCTGTGATAGAAGGAGGGAGATATGTGTATGATCTGGTTTTAGAATCGCCCAATGCGTATAAGACTAGACCAATACAAGGAAACCTTCTTGTAATTCCAGGCGTAACACGATAATGGCAGATTACTTAGTCACTCTCAACGATCCTGGCAGTTATAATGTCGGTGTAGACTATGAGGTTCCCTCAAAGTCGATCCAATATGGTAATATCATTATTGGAAAAACACCAGCACAAGATGGTACTGAAACCACATTTAATCTAAATGACCAAGGAGCAGCATATACTCCTAACAATAATCAACAACTTATTGTTACTAAAAATGGTCTTTTCCTAGATCCATCGAATGATTATAATATTTCTGGAGATAAAGTTGTATTTACAACTCCTCCAGCAGCAAATGATGACGTAGTGATCATTGCTCTTGCTGCAGCTGCTGATTTAACACGAACTGTAAACTATGTTATTGATAGCGGCAGTCTTCCAATGCAGCCTGGTGACAAAGGTAAACTTACCATAGATGTCACTGGACTTATCGAAAATATCAGAGTCTTGTCAGATCAGACTGGTGATATTGTTCTTGAAATAGAAAAATGCACTTTCGCAGATTATCCGAATTTCGCTAGTATTACTGGTGGTTCGAGAGTGCAACTAACCAATTCGGATAAATACTTTGATGATGTCCTAAATAATTGGACGACCACTATTGGAGCTGGAGATATTCTTCGTTTTACGGTGGTAAGTGTGAATAATATTAGAAGGTTACTAATCTCTCTAAAATTAAAATTATAAATAAGTATAGTTCTTAACGTTCTAAGACCCTAGAGGTAGTTTTCAATGGCATTACTCGTTCCTAATATTGGTGAAATTGAGTCGCTACGTTATCTGATTGCTCAGAATAACTTTGTCGCAGATTTAGAAGATACATCACCGCGAAATCTTGTATTAAAACTTTTTACAAGTAACACGACCCCTGCTGAGGGCGATGTTCCGTCTGCAACTGCGTACTTTGAACCCTACATTGACGGAAACGTTAACGGTTACGGTACTACTGCAAACACTGGTTATCCTGTATGTGTAAACAACAGAGGAGATCAGGACTATAACCAGCAGTATGGTATCCTGTTGAACGGATCTAGATGGGTGATCAAGAACGTTGGTAGTGGTACGACTGCTACATATCCAGAACAAACATTTACTTTCACTGGACCTGCTGGTAACATCTACGGTTACTACGTTACTAGAGCAAATAACATGCCTGTTGCAGTACAGGGTGTTGTTCATGGTGCTGGTGTTGGTATTGGAACCACCGTTACTAAGGGTAATAACACAGACCCAACTATCGGTGTTGTCGGTAACTCTTACCTCACAATCGACCCACAAGTTAGCATTGACGACTTAACATTAGGACAGTTCGTTGCTGGTAACGCTGGTATCGCAACTGGTACGAAGATTATCGGTATTGACAGGGCTTACAGAACGATTTACCTAGACAAACCTCTGGTTGATAACATTCAGGTCGCGACTGACCCATCAGTTACATTCAGTTTCGGTAAGATTACGTTCGCCAACCACGGACTTAGAGCGGGTGATATCATCTATGTTTCTGCTGGTGCTGGTAACACAACTCTTGAGTCTAATGTTTACACCGTGTTCGATGTTCCTAATGCAGATGAGTTTGTAACAACTCCTTCATTAAGTGCAACTTCTAATGGTGTGTTAGGTCTTAACACTGCGACTCTCTACAGTTCAATCATGTACGCTGAGAGATTCACAAACGGTCCTTACAACATCCAGAACAACGGAGACCAAATCAAGATTACTCTTAACGTCGCACTCGACTAATTTAAAAACTAAATATGAATATGTGGACTCTGCTTTATAACTAAGGCAGGGTCTTTTTATTTGGGGGATACCTTTTGACAGTATTTGTCTACGACAATACGAAGATAGATCAATTCACTACGTTCCAAGGCGGCGATATCACCGTGGGATCTAGTGAAAATATTGACTATGGCGATATTGTAGACAATGTAGAACCCGAAAGAGATGAGAATTTTTTCTTTGTAAACGACTGGGGACTTATCACTGCTACAGCAGATGTACTCCCATTCGGACCTATCAATGTAGTAGATGGAAGAGATGCACTGGGTAGATCTAGATCTCAGTGGATTCCAGAGAACGCAAATACTGTACTGTTTGATGTAAACGATACTGCCCTAGAGAAGGCAGTAACACCTTGGATTGGTTCTGGTACAATTCAAGAGATCGGTTCTGGTCTCGAAAGGATTGTCATACCAGACCTCGGAGCGGCAGGAGCTGTCATCTTCATCCCATCTGGGACAGCAGAAGAATCTATATCTAGAGGAAATTATGATGGTGCTGGTGCGATTGCCAAGTCAGGGCTGTCTGCAACCGACCTAGACCAAGTTTATCCTTATGTTGGTAGTGGTGATATCACCCTCAGTGGTACTACTACAACACCTTATGATGAGGCGTATCTCCCTGTAATTAAAAATGCCTTTAGAGTTAAAGGTGGAGATACTCGACTATTTGACGTTGAGAAAGTTATATACAACTACGCCAGAAGTGTATCTGACGTATTCGAGAAAGAAGATAACGGTACAATTACAGTTAGAGAAGGTGCATCCTTCGATAATCTCAATGTCACATTTGACGAGGTTATCACAGATCCTCTTGCGAAGGAGAGATCATTCTCTGACGAAGATCAGGTAGAATTTGAAAGCTACGGAAGTATACTTTCTACACCTACATCTGCTGAAGATTACGGTGTAATACCACAGAAATTACAAGGCGGAATATTCCTTGACGAATATCAGGCAACCTTTGTCAAGGGCAACGATGCCATTGTCAGAGGATACGAAGGTCTTGGTACGTTCAAGAAAGAAGGTGTTGCAGACGAAGATCGTTTCTTTGCATACTCTGGATCTGGTACAGCAACATTCTCTGGAACCAACTTCTTCAGTCAGGCTCCACAAAGTACAGTCTTCGGTGTCGGTGATACGATTACTGCATCTGGTAGTGCAGATGAGGCGTTCGTCCCTGCAACTGTTGATAACACCGTTCTCTTCGGTATCTCTGGAGATGGTGCAGAGTGTAGAAATATACTACCAAATACAAGAAAGGCTCTACTTAGACCTTCTGGTTCTGTATCTGGTATCGCTATTGTTACTGGTAGTGGAGACAAATCTAATACAGTTCTCTTCAATACTTCTGGTGCGGCAACAGATGTTGTACTTGTCAAGGACTACGAGAATACAAATCTATTCGATATCTCTGGAGGGATGCAACAGGGAGTTCCTGTTTACACTCCTTCTTGGTTCTCTGCAACTGGAGAGGCTGCAACAGAGGAATACGATTGGGGTCTTATCACTGCCACTCCAACTCAACTATCGGAAGATTGGGGACCAATCAATACAAACGACGAGACAATACCCAAGGTTGCAGAGAACTGGGGATTCCTTCTCGGAGAGTTCAACTACGTTCAAGTTGGCGGTCAACACTATCCAAACAGAGATACATTCTCTGTTGGAGAATCCAGTCTTATTGTTCAGACTGCTGGAACAACAGGTGTTGCAACGTTCCTACTTTCCGAAGATCTCGATATCGCAGCTGCGATTCAATACGAATCTTCTGGTATTACTGGTATTGCTACCTACAAGGCTGGCATCAACATCTTCGGTGCAAACTGGTTCAGTCAGGCTCCTCAACACACAGTCTTCGGTGAAGAAGGTGCAATCACCATTGGCATCTCTACTGCTAGTGAGTCGATCACTCCATTCATTCCAGAGGGATCTGGTTCACTCTTCACTATTGGTGGTGCGGCAGAATCCAGCACCAAGGCATACTTGGTTGGAGATTACCAGTTTATTTCTGGTGCTGCGAACGTCAACTTCGCTCCACATATCACTGGTGTTGGTACTGGAACGTTCAGTCAAGGAAGAGAACCTTATCAGACTTACGCTCGTAAGATCAATATTCCTGATGATGAGTTCGGTGGAACCATCTCTCTTACTGGTAACACCATCTTTGAGAAGAATACAGATTCTTACAATGAGTCTTCTATTCTCTTCGGTACAGAGAATGAAGATTACGGATCAATCTCTGTTGAGGATGTTGGTCGTGGATTCTCACTTACAAATGTTGGAATCGGACTTACATCCGTTGAATCTCTCGATGCTGGAGATATTACCTTTGATAATTCACAACCAACTGGTCTTACATATGACGAGGCAGTTGGTGGTCCTGGCGTTCTTCCATCGTTTGATAAGAACCAGCAATACAATGTCAGATTTGATTCCAATGTTGTTGCCGAGGATCGTGGTATTCTCGGAATCAGTTCTGTTGGTGGTCGTCCTTACACCAGACTGTATCCTTCCGATACTGGATTCGATCAACAGGAAATCAACAACGGATACGAAGATGCTGGATTCATTACAGATCCAGCACCAAGGGAATCTCAGTTCCCATTCGGAAAGATTGTATTCCCAACAATCCCTGCCAAGTTTACTCAGTTCATCCCAAGTTGGATTGGTTCTGGTACACTCAACATATCTGGTACTTCCATCGAGAGAGTTGCTGTTGCAAGTAGCACAACATCTCTATTCGACTTTGTTAGTGGTGCCGATGAGAGATTCATCGCTCAGACTCCAGAAGGAACAGTTCTGTTCGATATTTCCGATACTGCAAACGAGAGTGTCACCAAAGACTTCATTGGTTCTGGTTCTATTACTCTCGAAAGTGGAGTTGGAATCACTACTTACAGAAGGATTCTCGACATCAAGGGTGTTGGTTCTGCAACCTTCTCTGGTTCTGGTGTCATCAAATCCAGTTTCGATCCACCAGAAGGAACTTACCTACACATCTTTGGGGACGGATACTCAGACTTCAAGGTTTCCTTTGCTACTCAGTCTCAGAAAGCAACATTACGTCTGGTTGGAGAACTTACTCACCCAGATATCGATTACACACCTCATTATGGTATCGATCGGAACATTGGTATCGAGACAGGTATGTTCCTCTTGCCTGGTGGTGGCCTCAACGAAGACGGAACAGGTCCAGGCATTGTTACCACAAGGTTCTTACCTAAGTACCCTGCATCTGGTACTATCATCATCGAAGGTAAGGCAATCGGTCGTACCAACGCTCCTATTCTTACTGATGGTACAATCTACATTCTTGGTATTGGTACTGAGGGTAATGGTCAGATTGGTGATGATGGAATCGGTGATCTTAACGGTGTTGAATTTGGTGCAAAAGAGAGATTCGTTCCAGCTACAGAGTTTGGTGCTGGATCTCTCCTATTCGACTTCCAGACAACTGGTGCAGAAGCAAGACCAGTCAAGGTCTTTGGATACTATGGAGACGACAAAGATCCTGGCACATCTGGTCAAATCACCATACGTCAGGAAGGTGGTATTCTCACAATCGAGAGAACTGTCGTACCAGAAATCGGATCTGGCACATTCACTTACAGTGGTGCTGGTCAAGGCGAGGCTACAACATCTGTCGAAATTGGTTCTGGTTCTCTATTCGCAATCGGCGGTATTGCAGAGTCTACAACTGCCGCAGAACTTGTCGCTGGAACTTCCATATTCAATGGAACAGCTGTCGAATCCTTCTCTGCTCAGACCCCAGAAGATACTGCAACAATTACACTATCTGGAACAGGAGTTGCTCAAAGAAGATTCGAGCCTGTTGGTTCTGGAACTCTTACACTCAGCAGTGGAGCAGAAAGAGTTGTTACTGGTATCATACTGTCTCCATCAGGTTCTGGTACATTCAGTATTCTTGGTGGTGCTGCAGAGGCAACAGTCGAACCATCTGCTGCAAGAGCAATTCTTACAGATATCACAGGTGTTGCAGAAACAAGATACTTCCAAGTATTCCAAGACTTCGTTCCATCTGGTACATTCACATTATCTGGAGAACTCACACATCCAGAGATCGACTTCACACCAGCTTACACTGGATCTGGAATTACTACAATCTCTGGATCTGCCGACGAGGTGGATCTTGTCAGAGAGATTGGTGTTGGTATTGCAACCTTCTCTGGTGCATCAGTTGTCAGATTTACAGCAGATTCTGTCGAGGGTACAGTTCTCTTCGATACAAAAGGCGCTTCTGCTCTCACCGCACTCAATCAAGTTTACGGATACTACGGAGACGACAGAGATCCTGGCACATCTGGTATTACTACAATCTCTGGTGTTGGTATTACAAAACCAATACAAGTCTTTGGTTACTACGGAGACGACAAAGATCCTGGCACATCGGGTGGATTTACATTCTCCAATACTCCTCTCGTACACCCATTTGTCGATTACACACCTTCGATTGGTATTGGTGTTGCAGTCCTTTACCAGACAAGTGGAACAGCTGTCGAATCCTTCACCTTTGCCAACTACGAGACTCAAGGAAGATTCAAAGGACTTGCTGGATCTAAGGAATCTCTCGCTCGTGCAACTTACGTTGGAATTGGTCAGATTAATACCTTCGGAGCTGGTCAAACAGAATACGCCGTTATCGAAGAAGGTAGAACTTATGTTGTCATAATCTAAATCCTATAAATAAATGGAGAAGCATAACTATTGGACATCTGATTCATGACCAAGCAGGTTCAATTTAGAAAAGGAACTACAGCTGAACACTTCAACTTTACTGGAGCTCTTGCAGAGATAACAGTAGATACTGACAAGAATACGGCGGTTGTTCACGACGGATCAACTCCTGGCGGATTTGAACTTGCAAGAGCAAGATGGACATTTGTATCTGGAAACTATACTTTGGCAACAAACCAAAAGTACACAGTTGATTCGCAAAATAGTCCTTCTGGATTCGACTTGGTAATGCCAACTCCTCGAGCGGTTGGTGACTGGGTATGGATTGAAGACTTTGCTAATTTCTTTAGTATCCATCCTATCAACGTCACATCTCAATACAGTTTTGAAAACGGACATTTAGTTAGAGAATCTTCACCTTTCATCATGGACGTTTCGGGTGCGTCAGTGACTTTTATTTGGAATGGTTCCCTTTGGAAAGTATTCAACAATAGGGCTAGTTAAAAATGGCACTTACGCTAAGTAATTCTATTTCTGGACAATTTGACCCCTCCGAATCTTCGGGTTTTTTCGTGTACGCACTCAGGAGAGATGCAGAAGGCATGCTGATGTTCTCAAAAGTTAGTGCTGCTTCAACAGAATTAGGAGAATTCTATCGTAACGATGGAACTGCTATACCAGAATTCGGTGATGGTTTAGATTATGGTACTTATGATGTTGGTGTTGGTAAAACATCAGTTATTCGTAATGATATTGCGACTGTCAAAAAATTCGTAGATGATCCGAATGATAAATACCAACAGATTCGCTTTGACCGAAGAAACTTATACTATTACATAGATGATGATGGCTTTTTCGTTATAAGATTTAATGGTCCCGACTATGACTATAACAGCATCGGACCTAAGTAAAAAAATCCCAAACCCTCAGATAATTACACGGAGAAAAAATGGCTGAGTTTAGACTTGGAAGAGTAAAATTCAACTGGACAGGTGACTGGACAACATCCAAAGCCTATTTGATTGACGATATCGCCAAGTTTGGTGGTAACACTTATGTGGCAATCGAGAACCACACGTCAACAGCAAACGTCAGTGACTTTTACGCTAACGACCTTTCCAAATGGAACATCCATATTGAAGGTCTAGAACAGAAAGGCCTTTGGGCTGCTGGAGTTTACTATCGTGTCAACGATTTAGTAAAATATGGTAACGTTGTTTACAGAGTAACCCAAGCTCACACATCGGAAGGTACTTTCATCGATAAGACGAAAGTTGTCGAGTATGTGAAAGGATTTAATAACGAAGGTGAGTGGGACTTAAGTACAGAATATCAATCAGGTGACGTTGTAAACTACAACGGTTCATCTTATGTTGCGTTAACCACATCGACAGCGGGTTTCCAACCTCCTCAGTATTTGGGTGTTTCTACAGACCCTGCTGCAAAGTGGAGTATCTTATCTGACGGTCTTGCTGGTGCTGCTGCAACATATATCGAGGGTACTTACTACAGAGGTGACCTCATCCAGTATGGTGGTAACATCTATCGTCACAAAATTGGTATCACAACCAACGTTTCTCCTTTACAGGTTGGTTTAGGATCTATCTTCCCACAAGCTTACAACGGTGAACAAGTATGGGATTTACTTGTTAAGGGATTTGATTTCAAAGGCGGTTTCTCCACGACCTTTAACTATCATCCAGGCCACGTTGCAAGATACGGTTCAGACTCTTACATCTCTATTGGTTCTTCTCACAAGAATGTTATTCCTACCGCTGGTATCGGAACTTTCTGGGAAGTTCTTGCATCTGGAGATTCCTCTGCTGCTCTTAACACCAAGGGTGACTTACTCAGTTACAACTCTGGTAATGTAAGAATCGGTATTGGTTCTACAGGTTATGCACTTGCAGTCCAGTCAAATGGAATGCCAGGCTACGAGATTGTAGGTAACCAAACAAGAATTTACTACGTTGACTCCGAAGACGGATTAGACGTGAACAATGGTCTTGCACCTAACTTGGCGTTTAAGACTATTAAAAAGGCTTGCGAAGCTGCTCGTCCTAAAACAAACATCACCAATATGGTGTATACCGCTTCCACTGGTGTGGCAACGGTTACGGCGCCTGGTCATGGTCTGTTAAACACTGGTACGTTCGTTCAGTTACAAGACATCCAGTTTGAGTGTCTATCTGGAGGTAACGTATTTAACGTTCTGGGTATGACCTATAACAAGGCAGTTGGTCTTGCAACGATTACTGCTATTGGTCTTGGTGCTGCTCCCGAAGTTGGAATTGGTGCAACTGTTAGAATCAGAAACTTGAGTGTTCAGTATCAAGGTTCTGCACAGTTTGCTCATACATTCCAAACCGCAACAGAAGACGCTATCCAGTCTGGTGGTGACTATGTTCACACATTCAACAGTTGTGCTCCAAACGGAGTGACAGTTGTTGGTGGAGGTTCTGTAACACCTTCAAGTGCTACATATGATCCTTCAAATGGTAACTTTGTAATGACCATCATAGGTCATAGTTTATCAACCTCTGACAGTGTTACCATTGCTGATAACGCATTTACGTTCACCTGTACGATGAACAACAATGCAAGTCAGAAGACATATCCTAGACCTGGCAAAGACCCTGCACAAGGACAACAGTTACCAATTACAGGTACAACAACTGATACAATTACAGTTAACGTTGGACCTTCTCCAATCGTCAACCATCAACCAACTGCGGTTTCTTATAACCAAGCAACTGGTGACATGGTTTGTACAATCGGACCACACACATTAACAGTTGGTACATCTGTTAAGTTGGCTACTGATGGTATGACATTCCGTTGTTCAATGGACGGATACACAACCGATCACACTTATCCTCGTCAAGTTGCTGGAGATGGTAACCCTGACCCTGCATACGACACAGCTCTTAACATTACTGCTGTTACAACCAACACAATTACAATCAACGTTGGTACTGCGTCTGATGATCAGACAATCACTGGTAAGTTCCCTGCTGTACATACTCAAGGTACTTACGAATTCCTTGTACAGGCTGTACCCGACTCCAACTCTATTACTTTAAACGTTGGTGTTTCTACTACCGATTACCTCTATGTTTCTGGTGGTACTGCGTTCGTTGGTTTAACAACAACCAAGTATCCCGACAAGGTTGCTAAGTCTTACTACGAGGTTCTTGAAGTTACTGATGTTGACAACTTTAAGTGTAACGTTGGTATCTCCACAATCGATCACACATACGTTGAAGGTGGTTTAGTTACAGACTTGACCCCTGCTATCTTGAAACTGTCTGCGTCTCAGTTCTACGAACAGTTACCAGTTACAGTTCCTCCTTTCACTTCGATTGTTGGTAACGCACTTAGAGGTTCACAGGTTCTTCCTAAGGCTGGAACATCTGATGACTCTGTAACTCCTAACAACAGGAGTCACATGTTCAAGATGTCTGATGCAACAACCATTCAGGCAATCTCGATGAAAGGAATGGAAGGATTCTACTATGATCCTAACGCTCCTTTAGAGTTAGACAACTCTAACTTAAGAACTGGTATCGGTACAACCGCTGCTGGTGTGTTCATCTCCTTGAACCCAGATTCACCTATCGATAACAAGTCACCTTATGTTAAGGACTGTACTTGTTTCTCCGACCCTGCAACTGAGAGTGGCAGATTCGGTGGTGGTGGTGTTGGTGTATTCATCGATGGTGGTGTACACGACACAGGTGCAAAATCAATGGTGTTCGATGCGTTTACGCACGTTGCATCTGATGGTGCTGGTTACATTCTTGATAAGGGTGCAATCGCTGAAATCGTTTCCTGTTTCACATACTACGCTAAGTGGGGTTACTACTCAGGTG